CCCCCTTTTTAGGTACACCCCCACCCCCTTATTTTTTTTGGGCCTATAAATTTTAAAATTTGCTATTGCGCTGAATAATTAGCAGACGTATCTGTATCCGTATGGCGGAAAATCCTGACGTTGAATTCGTGAAAGTTGCAATCGATGGCTGATAATCCAGACGTTGAATTTGTGAAGGAATACATAAAGAGCGGTGATGCGTTGCTTGCGTTTAACCGTGCTGGTTATCAGACTGGCGGTGTTGGTGCGAAGGTGATGGCTGAGCGGACGCTGGCGCGTCCTGAGATTCGTATTGCTTTGTCTGTCTTGGCGGACTTTGGGATTGAGAAGGCTGACGATATCCCGGTGAATCCTTTGAGCCGTGATGGCTTGATTGAGAAGCTGGACGCGATTCATGAGGTGGCGATGCAGGAGACGGCGTTACCGAGTGCGATTAACGCGGTGAAGGCGCAGGCGCAGTTGCTGGGGTATATGGATCAGACGGTGACGGTGAACCATAACGTGCGCGCTGCGGAATTATCATTGGAGGATTTGCGCCGCATGGTGAGTACGGAGCTGGCCCAGTCGCCTGTGCCGTTGATGATTGACGCTGACGTAAGTGACGCGGAGTTTGAGGAGGTGAATGATGATCAGGCGTGAGGGTGATGTAATCCGTAACGGCCTGAATATATGCCCGGAGGCGCGTTGCGTGACGTTGCAGCTCTTTGGCATAAGGGTGTATGCGCGGCTGGTGAAATGGAGCAGACTGCCTGTTTTTCAAGTGTATAGGAGATAGAAGATGATGAGTCATAAAGAGTTAGAGTTACGTGATTGGTACGCTGGTTTGGCCATGCAGGCGCTGTTTGATGTTCATAAAGGCACAGGCATCGGAGAGAAGATAGCCGAAGATGCGTTTGAGATGGCTAAGATTATGATGGAGCATCGCAAGGAAGCTATGATTAATGAATGATATCGACTGGGTACGGATGAAGTTCGACCCTCAGCAGATGGTGAACGTGCGTGATTTAATCCGCGTGATGCGTGGTGAGGTTGCGACGCTGAGCAAGGATCAGTGGGAGGACACGAAGGAGTGCTGCGCTGACGTGATGGAGCAGTTCTTGGAGCTTCGTGGTAGCGAATGAATCTGCCCCGCGATGAGCTGTTGAAGGAACTGCTCCGTCGCGAGGAGGCGATGGTGTCTCTGGCTGCGTACATTGAGTACGTGTCGGGGTTGAAGCCACCGCCTCATATGAAGCTGATCTGTGATAAGCTGGATGATGTGATTGAGGGCCGCATTTTGCGGCTGATGATTTCGATGCCGCCGGGACATGGGAAATCGTTCGTCGCGTCACACTACTTCCCGGCCTATTTCTTGGCGAAATACCCTGAGCGGAACATAATTTTCGCGACGCACAAGCAGGAGCTGTCGGATTCATTTGGTCTGAAGGTGCGTAATACCATTAAGGGCGACGAGCATTCGCGGCTGTTTCCTGAAAGCGGGATCAGTTCGGACAAGACGGCGGCCGGCGAGTGGATGACGACGAAGGCTGGCGGGTATCACGCGACTGCTGTTGGCGCGAACGTGACTGGTCGGCGCGGCGATATCTTGCTGGGAGATGACTTGCTGTCTGGTATTCAGGCGGCTGAGTCGGACAGCGAACGAAATAAACTGTGGTCTTGGTATGGCGCCGACTTTTACACGCGCCGTAAGAACCAGAACACACCGATTGTGTTGATCGGAACCCGTTGGCACTTGGGTGACCACATGGGCCGTCTGGATCAGGGCGAAAGAGATGGAGAGGGTGAGAAGTGGGAGCGTGTGTCGCTGCCTGCACTTGCCGTCGAGAACGATATCCTTGGGCGAAAGCCCGGAGAGGCGCTGTGGCCGGAGCAGTTTCCAGCAGAAGAACTGGAGAAAATAAAGCGGCAGCCTTCAACAACGAGCCGCATTTGGTCATCGTTGTACCAGCAGAACCCAGTAGTGGATTCTGGCGGTATCATCGACCAGACGTGGTTTAAGTGGTGGAAGTCCAAGGATCCCCCTAAGATTAAGTACGTCATACAGGCGTGGGATACGGCGCTGACGGCGAATAAAACGTCGGCGTTTAGTGCGAGTACGACGTGGGGCGTATTTGATAATGACGATGGTATTCCGAACCTGATCCTGCTGTCGGTGTGGCGCGGACGGGTTGAATGGCCCATACTGAGGCGTCAGGTGCAGCGCATGGCGCGCGATTATCGCGATGATAATTACAGCGTGCCGATCAAGCCGAGCAAAAATAGGGCGCCGGACACGATATTGGTGGAGGCCAAGGCGAACGGGCAGATGCTGATTCACGATCTGGCGCGTGCTGGCATTGTGGCGACGAAGTTTAACCCGGATAAGTTCGGTGACAAGATCGCCCGTGTGCGACTGGTGACGGATTTGATAGAGAATGGGCGGGTTTGGCTGCCTGCACAGGGGCCGTCCTATGATACGCTGCGTCCTTGGGCTGGGGATTTCTTGGAACAGTGTGTGCAGTTTCCGGCGGCTGATTCGAGGGACTGGGTTGACACGATGACAATGGCGTTCTTGCGCGTGAAACAGTCGGGATGGGTTGCCAATACGGAAGATCCGCAGGAAGAATATTACGATACGCCACAAGAACGTGAAGCATTCTATTGATGCTTAACCAATTAGCTGATAAGGATTGAATATGGCCACCAGACCGATGACTGAAGCTGACTTGTTGCGCCCTGCCTTTGAGGGGATTGGTGGGCCGAGCCAAGCTATGCCTGAAACGGGTATTGAGTTTGAATTTCCTGAAGAAGGTGGTCAGATGCTTGACGGCGCGCTGATGAGCGAAGCCGAGGACGGATCACTCGAGGTAGACTTCGAGCCGTCTGAAGAAGCTGAGATTGAAGAGTCCGAACACGACGAGAATTTGTGCGAGTATATGTCCGATATGGACCTTGCTGGCCTTTCTGAGCAATTGATGTCTGGCGTTGCAGACGATTTGGAATCGCGCGGTGAGTGGGAAACCACCATGAAGCGCGGCATTGAGCTGTTGGGCCTGACGTTTGAAGACCGCACGACGCCATTTAACGGTGCGTGTGGTGTGTTTGATCCTCTGATGGCGGAAGCTGTCATTCGTTGGCAGGCGACTGCGCGCGGTGAGCTGATGCCATCGGCCGGTCCGGTGAAGACGCAGATCATTGGGGTTCCGAACCCTGATTTGGAAGCGCAGGCGTCGCGCGTTCAGGACTGGATGAACCTGTACCTGACGGAATTGGCGCCGGAATATTACGAAGAGTTCGACCAGATGCTCATGTGGCTTGGTCTGGTAGGCTCGACGTTTAAGAAGGTCTATCAGGATCCAGTCTTGGGTCGTCCTGTGGCGCGTTTCGTCACGCCGAAGAATTTCATCACGTCGTATAACACGACAGACTTGAGTACATCGCCGCGTTTTGCGCACGTCACACAGATGTCGAAGAAGCAGCTCAAGCTGGCGCAGTTGAGCGGTGCGTACCGCAAGCTTGATCTGGGTGATCCGCAGCAGAACCTGAGTTCTTCGTCACCGATTCAGTCTGAGGTGGACAAGGTTCAGGGCATTGAGCCCGGCGCTGAAGGCACAGACGAATACAACATCTACGAAATCTACGCCGATATCGATCTCAAGGGCTTTGAGAACGAAGACGGCATTCCTCTCCCGTACATTGTGACGGTTGACGAGAACAGCAAGAAGGTTCTGTCGATCCGCCGCAACTGGGACGAAGGCGACGAAACATACCAGAAGCGCGACTATTTTGTGCATTACAAGTTCATCCCGGGCCTTGGCTTCTACGGTCTGGGCTATGCCCATATCTTGGGTAACAGCGCAAAGACGGCGACATCGATCCGTCGGCAGTTGATTGACGCTGGTACGCTGAATAACTTCCCGGGCGGTTTGCGCGTCAAGGGTATGCGTATCGAGGATAACAACATCGGCATCGGGCCGACTGAGTTCCGCGAAATCGACACGGCTGGTTTGCCGATTCAGAACGCTATCATGACGATGCCCTATAAGGAGCCGTCGGCAGTGTCCCTGCAGTTGCTGCAGGAGACGTATGAGGGTGCGCGTAATCTGGCCAACACGGCTGAGATTGCTGTTGGTGACGGGAGGCAGGACGCGCCGGTGGGAACAACGGTAGCGTTAATGGAAGCTGCGACTCGCGTGCAGTCGGCAACGCTCAAGCGTGCGCACAAATCTCTGGGCAAGGAACTGAAGCTGATTGCCGACCTGTTCGGCAAGTACCTGCCCGATATGCCGTATCCGTTTCCTGTGCGGGGCGGAACGAAGGCAATCATGCGCGACGACTTCGACAACAACGTCGATGTCATCCCGGTCAGCGACCCGAACATCAGCAGCTCTGCGCAGCGGATGATGCGTGCTGAAGCTCTGTTGCGTTTCGCGACACAGGCGCCTGAGCTGCACAATACGCAGGAAGCTTTCCGGCAGATGTACATCGAGATGGGGATTGATCCTCAGCGCGTTGAAATGCTGCTGCCGAACAAGCAAGCTCAGCCTCCGATGCCAATGGATCCGCTGACTGAGAACCAGACGGCGATGATGGGTGGCCCTCTCAAGGCTGGCGAGTATCAGGATCACGATGCGCACATTGCAGCGCATATGCCGCTTGCTGAGCAGAATCCGAATCTGCAGGCGCACATCAATGAGCATATGGCGCTCAAGCTGCGCGTACAGGTTCAGCAGATGATCGGCCAGCCTTTGCCGCCTCCGGGCACGCCGATGCCGCCGGAAATGGAAAATCAACTTGCGATGATGGTCGCACAAGCGATGCAGCAGTTGGCGCCGCAGTACAAGCAGCAGCCGCAGCCTGACCCGCTTCTTCAAATCGAAGCCGAGAAAGTTCAGCAGAAGGCGGTCAGTGATCAGGTCAAGGCCAACGTCGAAATGGAAAAGGCTAAGATGGTCGCGCAAAGCGAAGCTGCTGATCGCGAGACAAAGGAAACAATTGCTGCTATGAAGCTGGCAGCTGATTTACAGAAACAAGACTCAGGTTCTTTTGGAGGCTAAGATGGCTAACGACTCACAACGCGACAAAGCACGCGCTACTTTTGGTAAAACTTTCTTTGAGAATTCTAAGGCTCTGCCTAATCCAAAGAATGCGGCGGCTGCTCTGCAGAAGCGCGCAAATGATCGTCCTATCCCGACCTATAAGGTTGGCGGCGCTGTGAAGAAGAACACGCCTCCCCAGCCGACTGCAGCTGAGCGTGAAGCTGAGCGTAAGCGCCGCGAAGAGTATGCCAAGATGAAGGTGACACCAGAAAATGCGGCGGCTATCGGGCGTGGCAACCGTTCTTCGGGCTACAAGGATGGCGGCAAAGCCAATCAAGACTTCACTGGCCTCATGAAGAAGGCTGCTAACCGCGCTGCTGCCAAGGGCACTCCTGTGATGAAGGACGGCGGCGCTACAAACGAGTACACCGCCAAGCGCGTGATGTCTCGCATCAAGGCTGGTAACTTCAAGGATGGTGGCCGTGCTGAATTGCTTCGCGACCGGCGCATGAAGGACATCGAGAAGGATTATAAGATCGCGCTTGCCAAGGGTAAGAACGAAGGCGTTGCCAAGGCGAAGTACGAGCAGCGCATGGCTGATGCCGCCGACGATTACGCCAAGCGGACCAAGGCTGATCGCACTAAGACCAAGGCTGGTGAGAAGGCCGCTGAGGCCGCTTTGACGGAAGCTCGTCGCACCAAGGGTGAGAGCATCAAAAAGCGCGACATGGCAGCTGATATTAATAAGTTTTTTGCCGGTAAGACAATGACGGCTAAAGCAGCGGAACCAACTAAGGCAGCGGAACCTGCAGCGGCAAAGCCAGTGGTTAAGGCAGCGACTAAGCCTGTACAGAGAGTCGTACAGAGGATTGTACAGAGTCCTGTTCAGTCAGGGGTTGAGGCGCCTGCTAAGCTAGACAGAAATTATACTATTAGCCCCGAAAACCGTAAAGCAATCGAGGCAGCAGCCAAGAAAGAACCTTTTAGCAAGTTTGATAAAACAGCTTTTGCCAAGTTGACAAACGCTGGGAATGCTCCTGCTGCCACAGCAGCTAAAGCAGATAAGGCTACGGTTAAAACGACAGGGCCATCTACAAAAACGGCTCTAAATCCCAACTCTCTTGCTGGTATGGCAGCAAAAATGTTTACCCCTGAAGCAATGGCGGAAAGAAATGCCGCATATGCAAAACGTCAAAAAGCAAGGGGTTACGCCGCAGGTGGCGCAGGCAAAGTCCGCAAGGGCATGATGAAAGGCAAGTAAGATGGCGCGTTGCAAGAACACTGATATGTCAATGGGCGCCATGAAAAAAGCTGGAGGTGGCAAGGTACAGACCTCTGCTGACACAGCCCGTAAGCTGGCCACAGAAATGGGCGGCATGAAAGATGGCGGTGCCATGAAGCCCGTTGATGAAGCTAAGAACCCCGGCTTGAGTAAGCTACCTTCAGAAGTCCGTAACAAAATGGGCTACATGAAAAAGGGCGGCAAGCCGAAGGCAAACGGCCTTGCTGTCATGATCGCTATTGGTTCGCCTATGAAGAAGCCTGTTAAGAAAGCTGTTGGTGGCGCTGGCAAAACCCGCAAGGGTATGGCCCCTGAGAAGTTTGCCAAGGGCGGCGCCGGTAAGGTTCGCAAAGGAATGATGACGCCTGAAGGCAATATCATTCATGCCATGAATAAAATACGCGGCAAGTAATGCCCGCGCGGTCAAAAAGACAATTTAGATTGATGTCTGCTGTTGCACATTCTCCAGCGTTTGCTAAGAAGTTGAATATATCGCAGAAGGTAGGACAAGAGTTCATCTCTGCGACGAAAAACTATAAGAAACTGCCGGAGAAAAAGAATGTCAGCGGAAGAGATAAGACGCAAAAGCGTTGAACTAATTGGTGAACAGCGCGACCGCGCGGCGCAATACAGCCTTAACGCAAGATTTACACCATCTGCTTATGCAAGCGATGGTCGCATCCCCGCAACCACAGCAGAAGAAATAGCCCTTCAAGTCATTGAGGGGAACGCGCTGGTGCGTGCGTATACGGACGCGATTGCAGTGATTAACGAGGTCTACAGGAAGATGCATCAGCCTGACGACGATAAAATACCGGAGCAAACAAAAAAGGAGAATTTCTGGTGAGTGAGAACATCTTAGGAATTAAGCTTCCGCCTAATCAAGGCTTGAGCCATGTCGAGGCGCACGAAGAAGGTCTGGCGCAGGAGCTGATTGATCAGCAATTTATAGCCATGACTGGCAAGCCGTTTGATATGCGGCCGGCCGGCTACCTTGTCGCGCTGAAAATCTACGTCGAACCGGATGAGTTGAGCGTCGTTCAAACTGATGACGGTAAATCAGTCACCCTCTACCGGCCTATCAGTGTACAGGCTGAAGAGAAGTACCAGTCCTGTTCAGCACTGGTATGCGCACTTGGACCTGAAGCTTATCAGGGCGAAAAGTTCAAGGACAGTGGGCCTTGGTGCAAGGTTGGAGATTGGGTGATGATTCCTCGTTATGAAGCTACTGCTGTTTCCTATCGTGGTGTAGCTGTGGCGCTCATTTCTGATGACCGCATCATGGCTGTCATTACCGATCCGACCGACGTAAAGTCAGTTAAAGACGCCACGAAATTTTAATGGAGGTTTAGATGATTGATGGTGATGATGGCCCAGAAGAGTTGGATCTTCCACTTTTTGAAGAAGGCCCTACCGATAGTGTTGAGCTTGAACTTGATGACGATGACGTTGGTGGCAATCTAGTTGACTACTTGGACGAGTCCGAGGAAGATGGCGAAGCTGCTGCTGAAGACGAAGAGGAGTATGAGGAAGAAGACTCCGAGGATGATGCAGAGGAAGCCGAAGCTGAAGACGATGATCAGGTCGAGCCGGAGGAAGAGGAAGAAGAGCCTCGCCCTCGCAAGCGTGACGCAGAACGGCGCATTGCCGAACTATCTCGCCGGGCTCAAGAAGCTGAACGACGCGCTCAAGAGGTTGAGGCTAAGCTGCAGCAGGAAGCCACATTAAGGCAGCAATCCGACATTGCTATGATGACCCACTATGAGCAACGCCTGCGTGGTGATGCTAATGTGGTTCTTGGGCAGATCGAAGAAGCAATCTCAATGGGTGACGGCCGCAAGCAGGCTGAATTGCAGGCGCAATTCAATCAGCTTCAAAACGATCTGTCTGGCATCGACGCATGGCGCAAAGATGCTGAGGCTAAGATGGTTGAGGCGCAGCAAGCTCCGGCCCAGCCAAAACCTCAGCAGCAGCAACAGCAGGTAACTCTGGAGCCTCGTACTCGTGACTGGATCGAGAAGAACCCTTGGTTCCAGCCTCAGTCGTCTGAATTTGACGCTGAAATGCATGAAGAAGCCACAATTTTTGCTCGCCGTTTGGAACGTCGTTTTAAAGCCGACGGTCGTGCGGATGAGATTGGAAGCTCTTCTTACTTTAAGGAAATCGACAAGCACATGCGGGCTGAGTTTGCCGATGCTATTCCAGACAGGTCAGCCCCTAAGAAGGCAACACCAAAGATGAAGCGAGAAAATACAGTCGCTCCAGTCGTTCGTAGCGGAGGTTCCGACAGCCCTACGAAGCGTACTGCCAAAATTGTCATGTCAGCGGCTGATCGCCAATTTGCTCGGAACATGGCCGCATCAGGAGCATACAAAAAACCAAATGGTCAGCGCATGACCGACGCAGAGGCAGAGCGATATCACGCTGCCTTTATGTTAAAGCAAAGGAAGGGGTAAAGTATTATGGCAAGAGTATCACGAGTGGCTCAGAGCCGCACAGCAACAACCCGCAGCTCGGATATGCGTCCGCAGTCTGAAACGCACTTTCAGTCCAAGCTGCACATTCCAAGCAACAAGATCCCTGATGGGATGACGTATGCTTGGGTTCGTGAGTCAACGCTCAACGAGCCTGATCCCGACAACATGACGGATCGCATGGTTCGCGGATGGCAGCCTGTCCCGGCAGCTCGCCACTCTGAAATGGTTCCGCCTCCGCTGCCCGGTCACGAAGGCATGGAAGCAACGGTTATTCGTCGCGGCGGTCTTATTCTTTGCGAACGGATCACAGCAGACGTGGAAATGTCACGTCAGGAACGCGACATCGAGAATATGGAAGTTCTGCAGGATGTGGCTTGGACTGGTCAGTCGGATCCGAATATGCCGCGCATTGACGACAGTAGTGTTGGATTTGAGCGCGTCACTTCGTTTAAGGATTAACCTCCGGCCACGGCGCACGAATTAGCGCTGTGGAAACTGCCTCCGCCCGGGAAACTGGGTGGGGGCTTTTTTATGTTGTTGACGCATGTGTTGAATTGAGTTAATTATCGCATTCTCGACGCAGGTCACGTATCCTGCACTTCGATGGTGGTCACGTATCCACTCCTACGGCGGGTAGTCGATTCGATGTCGCGTTACGTATCGCGTCACCTAGCAGGCAGGTTAAAGCCCAATCATTCATTTTAGCATGGAGAAACCGTATGTCTTACGGCACGAATGCGCCTAATGGTTTTCAGCCCGTCAAGAAACTTGATGGATCTGCTTGGACTGGCGCGACTAACCCTTACCAAATCGCAAACGCCTACGCGACTGCATTGTTCCGTGGCGATCCTGTAACAATTCTTACTGACGGCACACTCGGTGTCGGCGTTGCAGGCTCAACCTGCGTTGGTGTTTTCTGGGGTGTCAAGTACACCGACAGCACTGGCGTTGTAAAATTCATGAACTACTGGCCGGGCAACCCGGGCGTTCTCACCGGCTCTGTCGTTGAAGCTCTCGTGATTGACGATCCGAACACAGTGTTCTCGATTCAAGAAACGAACGCTTCGGGCGCTGCGGGCACTCCGCTTGCTCTCGCTGATCGTGGCTTGAACATCAACTTCCTGTACACTTCTGGTTCGACTTCGACGGGTTCGTCCGCCGTTTCGATCAACAATGCAACGGAAGCCGATACTAGCACGCTGAACTGCAAAATCCTCCAGCTCGACCCAACTCCGGGTAACGCTGTTGGCGCTTTTGCTAACTGGCTCGTCGTCCTCAACAACCACCTGTATAAGGGTGGCGTGACCGGCCTCTGATACGCCAGTAGGGAGAATTTAAAATGGCTATTAATACCACCGCAATCCGCGATCTGCTCCGGCCCGGTTTGGCCGCCGTTTTCGGCGACTATCCAATGTACCCCGGTCAGTGGTCGGAAATCTTCGAGAAGCACACATCCGATAAGGCTGTTGAAATCGAAGTCGAAGTCAAGCTGCTCGGCTTGGCTCAGATCAAGGCAGAAGGCGCTTCGACCGCTTACGGCGAAATGGGTCAACGCTATGTAACGAACTACGTAAACCGTTACACCAGCATTGGTTTCATCATCACCCGTCAGGCGATCAAAGACAACCTTTACCAATCGTCGTTCCCACTGCAGGCGAAGGCTCTTCGTCAGTCGATGGAACAGACCAAAGAAGTTCTCGGCGCATCCGTTCTAAACAACGGCTTCTCGTCGAACTTCCCAATCGGTGACGGTCAGCCTTTGTTCTCGACTCAGCACCCGATTGAAAACGGTGTTGTCGCTAACACCTTCACGGTGCAAGCTGACTTGAACGAAACGTCGCTTCAGGACGCCATCGTTGGCGTTCAGCGCTTCCGTGATGCTGCGGGCCTCCGCATCATGACGAAGCCTACGAAGCTCATCGTTCCAGCCGAACTGCAGTGGACGGCGACTCGCCTGCTCCAATCGCAGTTCCGCGTCGATACAGCAAACAACGACATCAACGCGATTTATAACAACTCGGCGGTTCCGCAGGGTCATCGCGTCAACATGTTCTTGACGGACACCAACTCTTGGTTCCTGCTCACCGACGCTCCAAACGGCTTCAAGCACTATGAGCGTGAAGCTCTCGAAACCGATGTCTACACGGACTTCGACACCGACAACCTCAAGGCGAAAGCCATTGAGCGTTATTCGTTCGGTTGCTCGAACTTCCGCGCAGGCTGGGGTTCACAGGGCGCTTCCTAATCGGACTCAGGGGGTGGCATCCGTCACCCCCTAACTATGGAGAAAATTCATGACTCACTTCTCTGATGGTGTTCGGGCAGGTAGGAACTTTGCTAATAACGGTACTGCTTCGGAACCGGGTGTCTTTCTGTCGCCAATCAATGTTTATAACGTGGTTCCTGCGGCTTTGGATGCAGATGGCATCTGCGCTCAGCAAACATTGGCAGCAGCTGGTAACGCACTTATAAACGGCGCTTTGGCATCTGGTGGCACTGTTACCCTTGACGTTCCTCGCAACGTCATTGTTGACGCTGCTGGTGCAGCCACGGCTGTTCTGACGGTTACTGGCACCGACGTTTATGGTATTCCGATGTCGGAAGCCATTACGTTGAATGGCACGACTGCTGTTGCTGGCAAGAAGGCATTTAAGACAATCACCAGCGTTGCGGCATCCGCTGCAGCAACCGACTTCTTTGTCGGTACAGGTGACGTGTTCGGCCTTCCTATCCGTGCGAACGCCCGCAACTACGTTCTGACTGCTTGGGGTTCTGCATTCGTAACGACTGGCACATTCACTGCCGCCGATGCGACAACCGCAACAACCACAACTGGCGACGTTCGCGGCACTTTTGCTCCTGCCGACGCTGCCGACGCTTCTAAGCGGCTGACACTTTGGGTATTCGTCCTTGACGACGATACTCAGACCGGCCTCTATGGCGTAACACAAGCCTAATGATTGGGGCGGCCTTCGGGTCGCCCTAGTTACATGGAGATTGTAATGCGGGCGAAGAAAGATTTTCAGTTCAAGGCTAAGCATAAGAATTCGAAGGGCGGCTTAAATGAAGCTGGCCGTAAGGCGTATAATGCAGCCACTGGATCGAACTTAAAGCGTCCGCAGCCGGAAGGTGGGAAGCGCAGAGATAGTTACTGTGCGCGCTCTGCTGGGCAAATGAAGATGTTTCCTGAAGCGGCCAAAGATCCGAAGTCACGGCTTCGTCTGGCCCGTAAAGCGTGGAATTGCTAATATGCGTGGAAAAAAGAATTGGATTGCCGAAGCTGTTAAGAAGCCCGGCGCACTTCGTAAAGCGCTTGGCGCTAAAGCTGGCAAGCCGATCCCTGCCGGGAAGCTGGAGGCAGCCGCTAAGAAGCCCGGCAAAATGGGCCAGCGCGCCCGTCTCGCTATGACTCTTAAAGGAATGAAATAATGGCTGATGCAGTAACTTCTCAGACGCTGGTCGATAATCAGACAACCGCTGTTATGCTGTTCACGAACATTTCAGATGCTACGGGCGAATCGCTCGTGACCAAGGTTAATGTTGCCAACCTCGCAGCCAACGCTCTTGGTCAAGCCTGTACTGGTGTGAGTGTTCAGAAAATCCACACAGCATGTCACGGGATGGAGTTTCGTCTTTTCTGGGGCGCAACCAGTAACGTGTTTTTCTTTGGATCCGCACAGAACGACCAATATACATTCGACCTGTCAAATTTTGGTGGACTTCGAAACAACGCTGGTGCCGGTAAAACTGGAAATATTTTGCTAAGTACTGCTGACGCGTCTAGTGGTGATACTTACACACTCATCCTTGAGATGACGAAATATTATAACTAATAGGAGTTAATCATGATCCTTCGTCGCTACACAAACGCCAATGGTGATCAGCAGGAAATCTGCCTTTCTCAAGAAGACTGGGAAAAGGTAACTGAAGAATCGCTTGAGATGATGCTCGGCTTCAAGTCGGCTCCTGAGCCTGTGGCCGAAGCGCCCGCCGTTGTCGAAGAAACGCCCGCCGTTGAAGAAACGCCTGCCGCTGTCGAAGAAACTCCGGCTGCCGAAAAAGCTCCGGCTAAGAAGAAGAAGTAATGCGTGGACGCAAAGAGTCGCGTGTGAATGAGGCCGGGAACTACACGAAGCCCGGCCTCCGCAAGCGCCTGTTTGAAAGCATCAAGGCCCGCGAAACTCAAGGCACGAAGGCAGGTCAATGGTCGGCCCGGAAGAGTCAGCTTTTGGCTAAGTCATATAAAGCTAAAGGCGGCGGATATGCCGATTAGAAAACCACAGCAATCCCTCAAGGACTGGACGAACCAGAAATGGACCACCAAGTCTGGGAAACCGTCCAGTAAGACGGGTGAACGGTATCTTCCAAAGGAAGCCATTAAATCGCTGACGCCGGCTGAATATGCTGCTACAACTAAAGCCAAGCGCGAAGGAAAGAAGGCTGGGAAGCAGTTTGTAGCCCAGCCAAAATCCATCGCTAAGAAAACGGCGAGGTTCAGATGACTAGCAGTGGACAGTATACGTTCGGTGACACCGAACAGATCGATATTATCACTGAAGCGTATGAGCGCGTCGGTCGTAATCCTGCATCTCTGGCATCGAATGACATCGACAGTGCGCGCCGATCCATCAACTACATGTTTTCGGACTGGGCAAACAACGGCCCAAACCTGTGGGCTGTGGATCTGCAGAGTATCGTTCTGACGCCCGGTACGCTTTATTACGACCTTGAACCGCGTACTGTGTCGATCCTTCAGGTCTATACGCGCACCATGTCAGGCGCTCAGGCTACCGACCTTATGATGTCGCCAATCAGCCGCGCTGAATACGACGCAATCCCGAACAAGGCGCAGCTCGGCCAGCGCCCGTTCCAATACTATTTCCAGCGTACCATCACCCCGCGACTGTACATCTGGCAGGCTCCACAGGATGCTGGTGTTACGCTATTCTATCACCGCATGAAAATCCAAGAGGATGCGGGCAATTTCACCGACAGCATGGACGCACCGAACCGCTGGATGGAAGCTATCGCCGCCGGTCTTGCTGCGAAGCTTTCGGTGAAGTTTGCGCCAGATCGCCTTGAGTTTCTTCAGACGTTGGCTGATGGAGCGTACAACCGCGCCGCAGCT